GACCCTGAGCAGAAAGCCAAAGCACAACTTGAGTTATTGCAAATGCAGCAAAATGGCGAGTTAGCCAAGATGCAAGCTGATATGCAGGAGCAAGGAGAGCTTACCAAGCGTCAAGACAATGATATGCGGTCTGACTCTTGGTTATCTAAAAACATTCGTCCCATGACCCTTATAGCCATCCTAGCGGGCTATTTTGTATTTGCAATGATGTCAGCGTTTGACATTGACACCAATGCAAAATATGTAGAGTTACTTGGTCAATGGGGTATGTTAATTATGTCTTTTTACTTTGGTGGTCGCAGCCTTGAGAAGATCATGGATATGCGGTCAAAGCAAAAAGACGATAAGCCTAGTTAACCCTATTTTGATACTTTTGCCATTTGGCAATAATCTGAGGGTCTTCCGAGGCGGGAATCCAACCAAGTTCCCGCCAACGCTTTGTAATACAAGTACCGATTGGTGTGTAGACAAACTCAGGGTTTAGTAGTTGTGCTTCCATCGTGCTCTCCTAGTTTCTTGGATAGTCTGCGGTGTGCTTCTTCCAAGTTGTTGGTAAACTTTTTTGGTGACATTCGTACAAAGTGCGATACATGATTCACATTATGGTACGGAAAGCTGATATAGCGAGCCTTAATTACCATCCGTAAATCTTCCCTCAAATTGACCACAGCATCTTCTACGATGTTTGCGTCCAATATATCAACCTCTATCTTCTCCTCCGGCTCGTCCCAGACTGATCCAGTCTCGGGTACATACAGCCTCTCGGCAGATCGACAATGCGTGTCCGCTTGCGGCCCTGTCTGACCCTGCATAGCGAATGACCAATTAACAAGTCTATCTCGCAAGCTCATACTTTTATCTTCCCTGAAGTAAATAGCCAAGCAATAGTACGTTGGTGTGCATTTTGCCACATTTCCCTACGTTCGTCTTTGCTCATAGTTTTGCCTTGGTCTAGGGCTGAGTGACACCTAAAGCATAATGCCGCTATCTTGTAATCGTGCGCTTTAATCCCCATGCCTTTCCCGTCCTCCGACCAATTGCTATGTGCAGCCACTACAGTTCCATCCTCTGCGTCACAATTCTGACAGGGTGATTGTCTAACAACCTCAAGTAGCTTCTTGTTTCGATAGTTGCCAGCCACGGTAGACAGCTCCCTCTAGTTGATCGGCGGCTTGATTGCCACGTTTTACTCTTATGCGTCCGAGATAAGCAGCCCTAGCTTTCTTATCCTTAAGACTTAAAACATGGCGAGCCTCACATTCTAAGCGCCAAGCCTCCGAGTTCTTGTCTACAGGTGTGTCATCCATTCCGAGGCTACATCCCTGCGTGGGGTAAATGGCTGTTTAGCTGCCAACAGTCGTTCCTTTCTACGCTCCGTGGCGTACTTGATAGGAGGCTTTTCAGCGTCCATCTCGTCACCCGCTGCATACCAAGGTCGCAAGCAGTTACGCTTGTCAGGGCGGTATTCCTTTACATAGATAAGCCTAGCTTGGTGTAGGTTACGCAGGATTTGCTGTATGTGCCCAGGCGCAAGCTCAAAGTTTCTAGATACGGATTCTGAGTTAATTGGGCTTTGCTCCGTAACAACCTTGAGCACCATAGAGTAAGTATTGTGTGTCATAAGCAGCTAGTCATACATCCTGTGGGTGTGCAGCAAGTGGTGCATACGGTTACCTTGTAGCCGTTCACAAAGGTAGACGAGAAGCACCGAGCGTAGGCTGTGGTGGTGGATGCTATCAGTAATATTGCTAATAATGTTTTCATTACTCTTCCTTGTTTGAGTGATAAAACTCCATCACTTGTTCTATAAACTCGCTAAATTGTTCTTTTGTAAGGTCTGCGGTACTAGGTTCTGCTTCTACGATATGCCCGTAAGGTAGCTCGATGATGCGCCCAGGCAGGAATCTTTCCTTAAAGTATTTATGCCAAACGGTAGCCAAATACTGCTTGCCGTCTATCTTTACCCTTTCCGATAGATCGTGCAGGGTAGCCCAATACAAAGCGTTTTGATCCTTTGTCCGGCTAGGCTCTCGTACCTCTACAACCCACCCATCCGGCGTTATGTCTATAATGTGCTTAACCCGACTCCGGTCTTGGGTAAGGGTAAACTTTACTCTCTCCATTTGGCTTTCCCCACCATCTCGCCATCTTCCCGTATGAATCGGGCCAAAGGTTTTGCACAACGGTTAGCTGAAATCATCTTTGCTTGATACTCCGGTGTGCAGTCAGCGCAGATATGCGACCCGCCTGGATTACTCTGCCTAGCGGCTGCTTTCCACAAGGTATATTGCGCCAAGCTGTCAAAGCACAACGGATGCGTATTCTTAATCATTTGTCTCGCCTAACGCTACGGCAATTTCCGCAAACAGTTCTAGTGGATATTCAAGCTCAAATTCATCACACAGTAGAGCAATAAACTCTCTGCACCCTCCGAGCAGTTCTTGCATTTCTGAGGCTCTCATCTCAATTTATCACCCTTTTGGCAACGGTCGTTAAACTCGCACTCTGGGGGACTTATGCAAGATGTACACACATTGTCCGTATCTAGGATCGACTGCAAGATGCTGATAGCCGCTTTAATGTCTAGCTTGCTACCCAATTGCAGGAATTCAAGCGCTGCTTTTACCTTGTCTGCTTTGTCCACGATTCCTCCTCCGTATACGTCTCAATTAACTTATCTAGATAATGCCTAGCTTTTTGTAAATCTTCTAGCCCGTGTTTACCCTTATATCGGGTAACGTACTTTATTATATTGCCCTCAAGATAGTTTAGGTTGTGTGAGATTATGTAATCCCACGGCTGAATCTTGTTTCGGTAGTGTGTACCGCCTACCTGTACATCGTTAGCTAATTTTGGGTAATCAATACTAGGCACTCTAACCTCCTTGCATCCTGTTAAATCGTCCGGTTCGTGTCGGGTAAATAAGTTGTCAGGTGTTAGCCAACCTACCAAGCGTGGCTCGTATGGGCACTCTACGCAGCTACAAAACCCTGACCCGCAGTTCTGTGGCCTAGTCATGTGTTGCGCTCCCGTAATTGCGCTTCTAACTCGTTTACACGATCAACCAAGCCGCTTATCATTTTTTGAATGTTTTGCAGTACCTTAGCAAATTCTTCTTGCTCTTGTTGAGTAATTAACCCTGACTCAAGTATTTCAATGGCTTTTTCAATCTTCACGATGCAAGCCTCCATAAGCCAATTTGACTAAACGCATAACCTGCCCAAACCATTCCGGTGCTCATATTGCCTTTGTGGAATTGCTCAATACTTACCCATAGGTAGGCAACTCCGGTCGCTGCGATTAGCCAATGGCTCATTGTTATCTCCTAGAAAGGCGTATCGTCTGGTTCGTCTGCAATGCTTGCCTGGCGCTGTCTTGGCTGCTCGTCCTTGGCCTTAGGCTCAAACAGGCTGAACCAACCGTCTGACCCTACAGGGATAGCCTCTAGCTTGAGTGCTAGACCGCCTGTCTTGGTGTTCATAACAATCCCACACTTTAGCCAACGGCGCTTTTCAGCACCATTCTTGTCTGTGTACGATCCGGTACTAGCCATTACTTCGTAAGCGATACTCATTTCATTTTTTCCTTTAAGCCATTTACGGCGCTATTTACTTCGTCTAGAAACTTAACTACTCGGTCTTGCAACTTCTCGATATACTCATCGTCCCGTTCCAAGCGGACAATTAGTATTTGTAAACCATCCGGCAGTCTTGGGTCAAAGCTGACAAAATCGCACCATTTCCGACCTGTAACTGCTAGTTGGCATTGAATCTGCGGGATGTACTTTGTGGGTACTTTGTCCTGCATAACGTAATCTATATGGGTAGCTGTGTTGGGACACTTGATCTCGATCAGGCCATCATCCCCCACCAACCCGTCTGGTGAGCATCCAAAGTCAGCAATTGTAGGATGCTCAACAAAAGCTATTTGGTCTACAAAATTACCCGTCTTGACTAATTTTTTTGCGCCAGGGTTGGGCGAGCTATATGAGGCACGATGTGCGTAACGCCGGGCTAGCTCTCGCCTTCCTCTACATGACCGTCCTGGGCTTTGATAACATCACCTGGGGCTACAGCCTCATGCAGTGC